AGCGTCGGCCGGCGCGGTGGGTGTGGTTTGCGTAGGGGCGGAGGACCCGAAGGGGTTGGCCGCGGCATCCGAGGCCAAGCCGGAGCCCATGCTACCTTCACGCCCGTCGTTGTACTCCCTCGCCGTGCCGCTGCCGCGCACGTTGTTTCCGCCGGTCCACCCAAGACCCATCCTGTCAGCCAAGCCCAGACCAAGCGTGGCCAAGCCAGCGCCGGGGAGGGCGGACAACCCTGCGCGCTGTGAAGGGCTCATGTTGCCAAGACGGTCAATGAGGTTTCCGACATCCGTGCGCTGCGCGCCGCCGGCAATCGTCTCGCCGTTGTACTGAACGGAGCCGCCATAGACGCCGGTACTTGGACCGGGGGCGCTGTACTCGGAAAAGGCCGGGCCTGTGGCGCCGACAGACACCGGGGCTTCCGGGGTACCGAACTGCGCGGAATCGTTGGCGGACCATCCGCCGTCCGGGTTGAACCCACCTACGCTCGGGGAGCCGTCCGCGCGCGAAGCATCTGCTTGACCTTCGGGGTCTGCTTGACCGCCGTCGTAGAACTTGCGCTTGCGCTTGGCCGATGCGATTTTTGCGAGACTCATAGGGACCTCTTACGGTTTGATTTTCAACACGTTTGATGCAGTCGTGTCCCTGTAGACGTCGCCGGAGCGTAGTGTAGCAAGGACGGCTTCGGTGGGCAACGTGTCAATGTTGATGTTTAGCGTGCTGGCGTTGTGCGGGTACGGCGCGTTGGCGCGATTGAAATACGCCACAAGTTCCGACACGAGCGTGTCCAAGAAGCGGCGCTCGTACTCCGCAGGGGCCTGGCTGAGTCGCGGTGCACGCAGGGCCATGTCAGCTCCTACGTCCGTCGGGCCGGACGTCCATACGCGGCGTGCCAATTTTCCACTGAACCCCCAACGTGTCCGACGCAATCTTGTACCGCATCTGCCGCCCCCGCGCGCGCATGAAAACCTGCGGAGTCCACTGCTCCACAACGACCGTTGACGTGCGGGAGACCGTCTCGTCCGTGTCCGCGTTCAGCGGGGCGCCTGGCGCGTTCCGGGTCTGCGTTGTCATGGTCACCGCAGGTGTGATCGCCGTCGAGCCGGTAAAAGTCAGGTCCGGCAGGATGCAGCGAACGAAGCCAAAGTTGTGCCCGTCACCGATGTCAAAGTCCGAGGACTCGATGTAGGCGTCGATCGGCTGGCTGCTGACGGTCTCCACGTCATCCACGCCGTCTTCGTGCAGCACCAGGTTGTTGACTATCGTAGCGGCTAGGGGCGATGCTTTCAGCGGGGAGTCGATCCACGCGGTGCGAGACATGGTTCCGTAGTACCAGACGCGCAGCGTGTAGTTATAGATCACGTATTGGTCCGGCAAAAGCGCATCCGCGCTGCAGTAGTGCCACCAGACTTCATCGAAGCCCTCGTTCGTACCCGCCACCACCTGCAAGCCCTGCAGCAGGTTGATGTTGTCGTACACGTGGTCCAGCAGCGTGCACTCCAGTGTCTGGACACGCCCGTCGAACGCGTAGAACTTCTCGCGCCCCATCCAGTAAACCACGCCGTTGATCGAGATGGCCGCGTTCGGCCCCATGATCGAGATGTTGTCCGCTTGTTGCACAAAGCTGAAGACGAACGGAGCGCCGACGTACTGCTGGGTGAACACGGCGGTATCGGTCAGGATCACGATCTCTTGGCGTGTGTGCACGGCGGTGACGATTGCCGACCCGGACGGCAGCGTGTACTCGCCGGTCTGGTTGGTTATCGCGGGGGCCCAGTTGACTATGTCCTCCGTGTCGCTCCATCGAACAAGCAGCGGGTTGTACACCGTGTCACCGTACGCGTTCGTGCCGTACACGACCAGAATGCGCGCGGACTGCTCAAACAGCATGTGGAACTGGTACAGCGGAACGGACGTGGCGCCGGGGAGCGAAGACACCAGAACGCCGCGATCGAATATTGCCGGGTTTGCGTTGGGCGTGAACTGGTAGATGCTGCCGAGCTTGGGACCGAACACGAGGTTTTGCCCGTACACGACCTGCGTCCACATCCGCAAGTCGCGGATTTCGACCGAGTACCCGGTGCCCCAGGCGTAGTCACCAAATGCAGCAGACCCCCAGCCGTAGGCAAACGTCGCGTACTCCAGGCCGGGGTTAAGCAAGTAGTCAAACGTGGCGCTGCCGCCCGTGGCGTCGGACGTGGCTGTCGCCGGTACAACGATGGTGTAATTGTCATCGTCCACATACGTGATCTCGAACTCGCCCTCGAACGCGGACGCTGCGATACCGCCGACGGCACCACCGGACGCAGAAATAAGCACGTACGCTCCAGAGACGGCGCCGTGAGCGACATCGTTGACCTCGACGACACTGGAGCCGTTCGTGGTTGTGAACGCGTTGGTGGCCACGACTTCGTTGTCGCGGATAGGCGTGATGTCGTTGTAGTCCCCGCCGGCCTCCACGTACATCTTGAGGTGCGTGCCGACACCGGTGTAGATTGCGCCAATGAGAATGCGCCAAACGGCCAGCGAGCGACAGATGCCCAGGTACGCAGCGGTTGAGATGCGCGTCCAGCCGCCGATCTTTTCAGGAAAGCCGGAGCGGAAGCGCACTTTGTTGCACGCGTACCAACCACCTTCTGTAGCCAACGACGTGGCGTCGCGGTTGATACCGGGCCGGAATTGAAGTTTTTGCAGCGGCATGTTATCTCCCGTTGAGGCGCTGCCTCAAGGCTTCGTACCTGGCTTTGCAGGTTTCGGCGGCAACGTGTAGTCGAGCTGCGTCGGCAGCGTACCTCTCAAGAAATTCTGCATCTCCTGCTGCCAGTTGCGCGCCGGTAGCTCCAACACAAGCGGGGGGATCTCCGGGGTTGGCGCTGGGGGCTGGACGATCGGGGCGCTTGCGCAGCTCGCCAAGAGCAGCGTTGAGACGGCGATCCACATCCGATAGCTGTGCATTCTTGACTCCTTCCAGGACCAGGGCATCCGACATGATGTTGAGCCCGCGCTGTGTGGCGGCCAGATGCGCCTGCATGGCGGCTTTCTCCTGGGCGGCCTGCCGCACATCGGCCTTGTCACCCTCGTACTGTACCCCCTTGACGAAGCCGAACGCAACCAGCGCCGCAACGAGCAGCGCAGCAGCCAGGATCTTGTAGGGCCACGGTACGAGGCTGAGCATCATGCGTGTCCGACCTCGAACAGGTCGCGTTCTTCCTTGCGCCGGCGCGTCAGTCCCGCCATGACGCGGCCGTCATTTTTGTTCCACCGCTCGAACTGCACGGCCGCACCGAAGTAGTCGCCCGAGTTCAACATGCGCAGCAGCGTGGACTTCTCAAGCGCCCCGGCCCCGACGTTGAACACGAAGGATACCAAGGCGTCGAACTGGTCTTGTGATAGCGGCACCTTGACAAGGCGCAGCACCGCAGCTTCCGCGTCGCGTACATCTTCCCGCAGCCAGACCATGGCCTGCTCTACGGTACACGTGTCACCTTTCTTGACGCCGCGCGTGTGGCCAACGCCGATGGTCCACGGGTGGCCGTCTGCGGAGCCGGGGTCGGGGTATGCCCTCGTCTCCAGTCCCTCGTGGTGCCGGATGAACTCAAGTCCTGAATCACTGGTGCGCATCTTTGCCCTCCGTAGGTACATGCCCCTGCACAATGAACTTGCCGATACCACCGAATGCGCCGAGGGCGAGATAGCCGCCGCCGATCCACAAGATCACGTCCTGTGGGATGCCCGCTTTCCACTCGGTTGGCATGAACGTCCAGGCCGCGAGTACCGAAGACGACAGCACCGTGATCAGCCCCAGCGCCCACGTGCTGTAGTCTTTCAGGCGGCTGCGCCAGTCAGGAATGATCTTCATCTTTTTCCTCCAAGCCCGGCCGCGTTGTCGGCGGCGGAAAGTTGAGCGGTATGCGGTCTGACCACTCGTGCAGACGGTCCGTGTCCGGTTCCACCGGACGCCGAAAAAGCCATTTCAGGAATTCCCACATGGCGTCATGTGAACACCACGAGCTTCAAAACAGCAGCGGCGATCATCCCGACGCCGGCCACAATGCCCATCATGACGTACTGCCGCAGCTCCTTGAGCCCGGGCAGCACCGTCTCGATCTTGTTGAGGCGCTCTTCATGCTTCTGCATGGTGGCCGCCCCTAACTGCAATCGTTCAGAAATGGCGACCTGCCGCTCATCAATCCGCACCAGCAAGCTGATGCTCTGGCCGATGGAGTCCAACTTGTCATCCATCTTGCGCCCTTGCTGGTCAACGGCGTCGGCCAGCCGATCAATACCCGCTTCCAGGCGTTGCACACGGTGGGGTAGGAGGTCATCTGTCATGCGTTATCCAATCTGCGCGTAGTCTGGTTGTTTTCAGTTGGTGCGTTGGGTGACGCTGTTACCTAACCAGTGAAACTCAACACGGAATAGCTGACGGGGAAAGGGGACGCGGCTGCCCACAAAGCAACGGCTGTGGTATTCGACAGCCCCACCACAGTGTTGTAATTTGCGAGTGTTGTGGTGACTTGTACTTCTGGCCCAAGGCTGTTGATAGTGCCAGCGAAGCCATGCAATTGGGCAAACATTTTGTACCCATCGGAAGGGTTTCTGGCAACCCGAATAATGCCACCGTCCCACGCT